GTTTAGACCTTCTAGAAATGAAGGAACTAAAGAAGAACGTATTGCATCAGCCCTAGAGCATAGATATGACAATCTATCTATCTGGCACTTCAAGGGAGGCTACATTGATGTTCTTGAAGAAGAACTTGTCCTATCAAGACCTGCCCATGATGATGTGAAAGACTGTTTAGCCTCTGCTGTAGAAATTGCTATTAAGCCTAAGAAATCAAATTACAGAGATGAAGAAACTAATGTCATCCCTTTCCACAAACGCTTTGGCGGCGTATCGTTTAACTAAGGAAGTATATGGCTCGTAAGCCCCTAGAAATTAACAAAATGATTGGTAGAGATGGAGAAGCTAAATACATCTCGCAGCTATGGGATAATTATAATTCCCAACGATTTGGTAAGATTAGTGAGTGGAAAGAACTACGTAATTTCGTATTCGCAACAGACACCTCCACTACAACCAACGGGAAGCTCCCTTGGAAGAATAGCACCACCCTCCCTAAGCTATGCCAGATTAGAGATAATCTGCATTCAAATTACATCTCTGCATTGTTTCCTAATGATGACTGGTTACGTTGGGAAGCATACTCCCTAGCAGATGGCTCTAAGAATAAAGTTAAGGCTATTGAAGCCTACATGAGTAATAAATGTAGAGAGAGCCGGTTTAGAACAGAAATTAGTAAGCTTACATACGACTACATTGATTATGGCAATGCATTTGCCACTGTAGATTTTGAGAAAAGCTTCTTAGAAGATGAAGACGGTAATCGCACTGTCGATTACATTGGTCCTCGTATTAGACGTATTTCTCCTCTAGATATTGTCTTCAACCCTATCTCTTCCACATTCAAGGATAGCTACAAGGTTATTCGTAGCCTTAAAACTGTCGGAGAGCTGGCTACAATGGCCAAACAGGAGCCGGACAATGCCTACCTACAGGGAGCATTAAATAAACGCTCTGAGCTGCTTAAAAACGCTAATAGCTACGGCATCCAAGATTTTGATAAAGCTGAAGGTTTTATTGTAGATGGTTTTGGTAATTATTTTGAATATCTGCAGAGCGGTTATGTAGAGGTTCTAGAGTTCTTTGGTGATATTCACAATCAAGAAACTGGTGTTCTTGAGCAAGGGATGATTATCACTGTAATTGATAGAGCTTATACAATCCGTAGAGAGAAGCTTCCAAGCTGGCTAGGACACGCTCCAATCTACCATGTAGGCTGGCGTACTCGTCCTGATAATCTGTGGGCTATGGGACCTCTAGATAACCTTGTAGGGCTACAATATCGTATTGACCACCTAGAGAATCTAAAAGCTGATGCAATGGACTTAGGTGTTCTTCCTCCATTGGTTATTGCTGGTGAAGTGGAGCAATTCACTTACGGCCCTAATGCAGAAATTCATATTGATGAGAATGGTTCTGTTACAGAGCTAGCTCGTAATGCTCAATGGGTATCAATGGCTAACAACGACATTGGCTATCTTGTCTCCCTAATGGAACAATTTGCTGGTGCTCCTAGTGAAGCTATGGGCATTCGTACTCCGGGTGAAAAAACAGCATTCGAGGTACAACAGCTACAGAACGCTGCAGGACGTATCTTCCAAGAGAAGACTACCACCTTTGAGATTGAGCTCCTTGAGCCCCTCTTAAATGCAATGCTAGAGGTATCTAAGCGTAATATTGATGCTGATGATGTTGTTAGAGTTATGGATGATGATTTAGGGGTAACTCAATTCCTCACCATCACTAAAGAAGACATCACTGCATCAGGTAAATTACGTCCTATTGGCGCTAGACATTTTGCTGCTCAAGCGCAGCTTATGCAGAATCTAGTAGGCGTTATGAATAGTCCTATGGCTAGTGTATTAGCTCCTCATCTTTCTTCTAAGAGCTTGTCTAAGCTTGTGGAAGATGTAATGGGTTTATCTCGTTATCAATTGTTTAGCCCTAATGCGGCTATCTTTGAACAACAAGAAACACAGAGGCTAGTAAATCAAGCACAAGAAGACCTACAAGTAGAACAATCTGTTATGCCAGATGGGAGTATGATTTGAAATCAACATGGGTTAAAGGCCTAGTTGATAGAGAAAAGGAGGAGATGGAAGCATCTTTCTCCTCTTCTGCAAGCTTACGCTTGCGAGGTATTGAGATATGCAGAGAAAAGATAGAGGTATGCAGAAAAGCATCTATCTCTTCTGATGCATATAATTCTCCTAATTGGGCTTACAAACAAGCTGATGCAGTAGGATATGAGAGAGCTTTACAAGAAATTATAAATTTATTTTCATAAAGTAGTACCAAAAAGCTTAAAAAAAGGGTATTACTTATCATTCATTAAATGATTCGAAGAATCAATAATAAGAAGATAAATAAAGAATATAATATAAGCTAGCTCGCATTTCTGAATGTAATGAAGAAATGCATATAAGAATATAATAGAAATATATAATAGGATATAAGCTATACCAATGGCTGAAGAAAACATTTTTAATAATCAGTCTCAGACAACTGAGACAAATCAACAAGCTCAACAACCTTCCACTCAACAACCTGCATTTAATGACCTTCTTGCAAGTATAAAGAATGAAAAGGGTGAGCCTAAATATCGTGATGTACCAACTGCACTTGATGCATTAAATCATTCTCAATCTTTCATTGCTCAGCTTAAAGCAGAGCGTGATGCTCTAGCTGCTGAGAAAGCAAAGCTAGCAGAAGAGAATGAAAAGCTAAAGACAGTGGAAGACACGGTGTTTAAACTAACTTCGCAGCAAACGCAGCAGCCCACCACACCTCCTGTTATTTCTGAAGAAGTTGTAGCCAATCTTGTGCAAGAAACTCTCAATAAGAGAGAAGCTGCAATGGTACAACAAACTAATGTTTCTAAAGTTGTCAACCAGATGCAAGCAGCTTTCGGAGAGAATGCCGAGAAGGCTTTTTACGAAAAAGCTAATGAGGTGGGTTTGAGTGCTCAGCAAATCAATGCACTAGCAGCTCAGTCTCCTCAAGCAGTTTTACGGCTGTTCGGTTTAGAAGGTACGCAATCAAATAAACAGTTTAATACCTCAACAACCACTACTTCTGTAAATACATCAGGCTTTACGCCAAAACAACAAAGTTTCTTAGGTAAGAATGATAAAGGTGTTCTTATTGGTGCTACTTCTAATGACTTCCTAGCAGAGCTAAATGCTAGTAAAGGTCTTGCTACAGAACTAGCTCAACAAGGTATGAGCACTTATGATCTTTCAGACCCTAAGACATTCTTCAAATATTTTAGTTAAGGAAATAACAAGTGGCACAAAATCGCGCTAATTCTACTGCGTTTATCGAAGCAGAACAATATTCTGCATTCATTCTTCGTAATCTAACCGATGGCCTTCTGCCCGGTTCCTTCTATCGTAAATAACACATTGCGATAATGTTCCTCTAAATAACTTGGAAGGCTTCACAGCCTAACCAGAGAGAAGGTATTTCGTACTCAAGGAGTCGATTATGAATGAAACTGATATTAAATATCTAGCAGGCTTGCTAGACGCAGATGGTTCTTTTTTCTACAACTATTCTTGTAACAGAGCATATTTAACAATTGCTTTAGAATTAAGTACAGGGATTGACAGGGATTGTAAATATACAACATGGCTCGCAAAGGAGCTTGGCGTAAAATTCTACAAAAGAAAAAGAGAGCTTAATGCAGAAGGTGTTGAATCTCTAAAAATTATTTGTAGTAAACGGGCAACTATCGAAATGCTGGTTCCTCGCTTGTTAAAATATTTAGTGATTAAAGGTAAACATCTTAATAACCTCTATACTCGTTGGAAAGAGCTCTCAGGTAAGAAACTTGATGATGCAGAAATACAGGAACTCAAGGAGTTCTGTATCGAGTCTAGAAAAGTAGCAGGCCCAATTAAAAATAAAGAATGGCTACCAAAAGCTTATGTAGCAGGTTTTATTGACGGTGACGGATGTTACTGCATGAAGAAATCTTCTGGAACCTACAATGTAAGCACAGTATCACATTTAAACGATAGGGTTGTCGCTGACTTGCTCTTTAAGCAATATGGCGGCAGAATTCATTATCAAGAAAATTGGATACGGTGGGTAAGGCCATTAGGTAGAACTAATAAAGTTTTTGCCATTAAATTTTTAAGAGACATGCATAGACATTCCCGATTAAAATTTTATAAAATCGAACAGTTTCTTAGTTACCACTCGCAACGACTAAATGAGGAATCTCCCAAGGGAGAAGTTATAGTCTAAACAAGTATATCTTGTTTTGAATGTCAGTGACTTCGGTTCTGGTACTACCCTAAACATTAAAACCGTAGGCTCAGTAACCATTCAGGATGGTGCTGAAGATGTAGCCTTCGAGTATAGCCCAATTGAGTCTGGTACTGTTACCCTCACCATCTCTGATTATGTCGGCGATGCATGGAGTGTAAATGATGAGCTTCGTGAAGATGGCTCTCAAGTTGAGGCTCTGATGGCAGCTCGCTCTGCTGAATCCACTCGCGCTATTCAGGAAGTGTTTGAATCACGTTTCCTAGCCAAGTGTAACAGCCTACAAACCAACGCTAACGCTAACACAGTTAATGGCTTTGCTCACCGCATCGCTTCCACTGCAGCTAACAACGTAATGCAGCTTTCTGATCTGATTAAGATGAAGCTAGCATTCGACAAAGCTAACGTACCTACTGGTGGTCGTATCGCTATTGTTGATCCTGTCACTGCAGCTACTCTTGATGGCTTGGTTTCTATCGGTCGTGATGTAACTCCTTTCGGTCAGAAGATTCTTGAATCAGGCTTTGCTCGAGATCACCAATATCTAATGAAC